CAATGCAAGAAAAGATGTTCAACATCAACATCACGACACAGACCACGCAGATGACGCTGCCATCTGATTTTCTTCAGATGATTAGTCTGTATTACGACCAGTATGAGTTACAGCGTGTGTCAATGAAGCGGTTCAGGGAACTGAATGACAATAATTACGTTGGGAAACCTCAGTATTTTGTTAGGCAAACAGCAAACTTGTTGTTCTATCCCCAACCAAGCACTGGAACTTTGTCACTGTACTATTACAGCGAGTTTCCAACGCTGGTGAACGCCACTGATACAAACCCACTTACACAAGCTGCACCAGATTTGATTTTGTACGCTGCGCTTGGATTTGCGGCTGACTTCTACCTTGATGAAAGAGCCGAAGTCTTTGAAGTGAAATACCAAGGTTTCTTGGCTGAAATCCAAGATCAAAGCCAGTCACAAGAACTTATGGGCGGCACTCAATCAATTATTCCGGCGTACTCGTACACCGACTATTAGAAAAAACAGGAAAACAAATGGCAGACAGTAGTTTCTATGGTTTCACTGGTACGAGCGTATCGGTTCAAAACACAATCCAAGGCTCTTTAGACTTAGCAGCCGCAGCAGCATCAGCAGCTGACACTTCAGAGACCAATGCCGCCGCTTCAGCAGCCGCAGCACTTGCGTCCAAAAATGCAGCCTCATCATCAGCTTCAACCGCTTCGACATCTGCGACTACAGCTACAACCCAAGCGACCGCAGCCTCTAATTCAGCTACAGCCGCAGCGGCTTCAGCTTCAACAGCAGCTGGTCATGTCACAAGCACAAATGCTGACGCAGTAGCTACAGCGGCTGATCGAGTGCAGACTGGCCTTGATCGAACTGCGACAACAGCTTCAGCCGCAGCCGTAGCTACCGATGCAGCCCAAGTAGCCACAGATGCAGCGCAAGTCGCAGCTGACAAGATACAGACAGCAGCAGACCGTGTTCAAACTGGCCTTGATGTTACAGCAGCTGGTAACTCAGCGACTGCCGCAGCCAATTCAGCTAGCGCAGCCGCAGCTTCAGCCGCAACCGTTGGATCAGCAGCCTCTCAAACAGCAGCTGATGCAGTAAGCACAGCGGCTGATGTTGTTAGCACAGCAGCTGACGTGGTTCAGACTGGTCTCGACCGGACAGCAGCAGCCAATTCAGCCACAGCTGCCCAAGCAGCTGAAGCAGCAGCTTTGGCGGCTCTGGACAGCTTCGATGACCGTTATCTAGGCTCATTCACAGCTGCTAACACACCATCGACTGACAATGACGGTAATGCGCTTACAAGCGGTGCGCTTTTCTTCGATGAAACAAACGCCACAATGAAAGTTTGGTCAGGCAGTGCTTGGCTTGCAGCTTACGTCTCAGGCTCAAATACTGGTGCTTTACTTGCTGCAAACGACCTTTCTGACCTGACTAGCGTAAGTGCTGCACGGACTAACCTTGGTCTAGGAACAGCAGCCACAACAGCTGCAACTGCATATGCCACAGCTGCCCAAGGAACTTTGGCTGCATCTGCACTACAATCAGGCGACAATGTTTCTGCTCTTACAAATGACGCTGGTTATCTGACTTCAGTACCAGCGCAGTCATTTGCCTCTTTAACTGGAACGCCAACAACCATAGCTGGTTATGGCATTACGGACGCTTTCGATGGCACATATGCTTCGCTTACTGGAACACCAACTATACCCACAGATAACGCCAGCCTGACAAACGGAGCAGGGTACATTACATCTGTTCCGGCGCAGACTTTCGCATCACTGACTGGAACGCCTACAACCATTGCTGGTTATGGAATTACAGACGCATTTGATGGAGCCTACAGTTCACTGACAGGTACACCTACAACTGTAGCTGGTTACGGCATTACAGACGCATTTGATGGAGCCTACAGTTCACTGACAGGCGCACCGACTATCCCAAGTGACACGAATGACCTGACGAATGGCGCAGGGTACACAACCTATTCAGCGAACCAAGCACTAGACAATACAAGTTCACCGACCTTCGCCACCCTCAACGCTACAACTGTGGACTTGGGTAACTGGACGGTCACTGAAAGTGGTGGTGTTCTCTTCTTTGCAACTGGCGGCACAAACAAAGCCAAGCTAGATGCTTCCGGCAACTTTACTTGCGTGGGTGATGTAACTGCATTTGGCACTGTCTAATAATTACTAGGAGTAACCAATATGCCAGTACCTTCAAGTGGCCCAGTCGCAATCAGCGATTTGGTCGATGAGTTTGGTGGCACAGCCCCACACTCGTTGAGCGAATACTATCGAGGCGGCAGCTTCGTTCCCGGAAACAATACCAACGTCCCAACAGCTGGGGCGTTTGGTCTATCTAACGCTCGTGGCGCAGTTAATGAAATTGCTATCGCAGCCACAAGCGGTGCCAATATCGACATCTCTAGCCTGTTCGGTGCTAACTGGACAAGCACAGTACCCAAGCGTTTGACCATTGGCTCTGGCGTTACCATTGGTGGCACAGGGTCATCTGCTGCTCTTATTATCCCAGCTAATATGGCTGGCACTTTGGAAATCGACAACGCTGGAAGCATAATTGGCAAAGGCGGCGCAGCTAATGGTGGAGCTGGTGGTCATGCCATCAGCAATTCAGCGTCTGGCGTAACCATCAATAACACTGGCTTACTAGCTGGTGGAGGCGGTGGTGGTGGTCTTGGTGGCGTTGGCGGCAACGGAAGTTATACAAGCACTAGCACCGTTTACGCGGGAACCTGTAATGCGGCGGGTGCATCAATCATCTTTTGGGATACTTATGGCTTCGGGGTTTGTGGCGGTCAGCGTTACACGCTAACTTGGTCTGCCTATGGGTATAACACCTACAACATGGGCGGCACTCCACCACGCACATTTGGCGGCGCAACGTGGGCTATTTACGAAACTTGCTACACCAATAGTGAGGCGGGTGACGGCTGCTTCATCAACGGCTATAGAGCTAGCCGAACAGCTTCTAGCACAGTTTCAACAACAGGTGGTTCTGGTGGCTCTGGTGGAGTAGGTCAAGGTTACACACAAACCAACGCATCCGGCGCATCTGGCGCAAGTGGTGGCACTAACGCTGGCACAGGTGGCACAGGTGGAGCAGGGGCGACCTACGGCAACGCAGGAGCGACAGGCTCTAATGGTGCAAACGGTAACGCATCTAATGGTTCAGCTGGTTCAGCTGGAGGCGCAGCCGGAGCAGCTGTAATAGGCACATCAGTGTCAATGAATAACACAGGCACTCTTTACGGAGCCGTGGCTTAAACACCCAACATTATTAGGAGTAATTATGCCAGCAATCCCAAGTTCTGGGGCTGTCTCGCTGACTGACTTATCGACTGAGTTTGGTGGCGATGCCCCACATTCAATGTCGGAGTATTACCGCAACGGCGGTCGAGTGCCAGACAACAATTCTAATGTCCCAGCTTCAGGCCGGATCAGGTTTTCCGACTGGCGAGGGGCAATCAATCAGATTGCTATCAACGCTGTTAATGCGACCAACCTCGATGTCTCAACCTTATTTGGCTCAGACTGGACTAGCGCTGTACCAAAGAAACTAACTGTAGGGTCAGGGGTCACGATAGGTGGCACTGGTTCATCAGCTGCCATGATTATCCCAAGCAACATGGCTGGAACCTTAGAAATCTACAATGTTGGTAATATCATTGGTTTTGGTGGTTCAGCTAATGGTGGTTCTGGTGGCGATGCAATTAGCAACGCTGCATCAGGCGTGACCGTTACGAACCTTGGCCTACTGGCTGGTGGCGGCGGCGGTGGTGGACTTGGTGGAACTGGTGGTGGTGGTAGTTACACACAAACTACGGCTGGCCCTAGTAACAATATCGCGAACTATATGTGGTTTGTTGCAAGCAATCACTATAAAATCTATTGGGCTGGGTTTAAAACCCAAGTCAACACGAGTAATCCAGACAATATCACTTCAAAGTCTTATCAAGGTTATACTTATCTCAAAGGAGGTTTACACCCGCAGCGTGAAACCAATAAGGAGTTTTTAATCTCCAGACGAAGCACGGTTAATACGAACGGCGGCTCCGGTGGTTCTGGTGGCGTAGGTCAAGGTTATAATCAAACAAATACATCAGGTTCTGGTGGAGCCTCTGGCGGAACCAATGCTGGCTCTGGTGGCACAGGCGGTTCTGGCGCAGCCTACGGCGCATCTGGATCGACAGGCGCAACAGGTGCCAATGGAAACTCATCGAATGGCTCTGCCGGTGCATCAGGTGGTGCAGCTGGCGCAGCCGTAGCTGGAACCACAGTCACAATGAACAACACAGGTACAGTTTATGGAGCAGTTGCGTAATGACTGCTGATGAACGCTATGAAATCTGCAAGACGTGTGACTGGTTCAGGTCAAGCATCAAGCAGTGCAAGAAATGTGGGTGCATTATGCCCCTAAAAGTCAAATTGAAGGCAGCATCCTGCCCACTAAGGAAATGGAACTAATGACCCAATACAACATCGAAAAACTAGATAACGGCATCGCAACGATACGTTACGCAGATAACAGCTGGGCTGAGTTTCCGCTGTCTGCAAACATGACCCAAGAAGACTTGGATGATCTTGCTCATCAGTTTGCACCGAAAATCGGTGTGGCACCCGCCTTCGTGACTGTTGGTCTGACAAGCACAGCATCAGCAAAGCCGGAACCAATTGAGCCAGAGCCAGAAGAGGTTGTTGATACAACACCTTCGTGGCTTCTAGCGCGACTAGAAGCCTACGGCTCTTTACCTAGTCAGCTTGAATACATCACAGAAAACGGCTTGGAAGCATGGCAAACCCATGTAGCCGAAATCAAAGCAGCTAATCCGAAGACGTAAATGAAACTAGAGCAGTCTGTAACCCCAGAATTGCGTGTGGCCCTCGAACTTGAGGCACACGAGAAAGAGTGCGCTATCCGTTACGCAGCAGTCGAAGACAAACTGTCTGGCCTCGACAAGCGGCTATGGCGTCTCGAAGCAATGATCATGGCGTCAACGGTGGTAATCGTTGGTCTCGCTGGAAGTTTACTTATGAAACTCTAAGGAGAGCGTAACCCTAGTGGAGACGCTCAATGTTAGCAGAGTTGGCAGCGGCAAACGCAGCCTTCGCGATAATCAAACAATGTGTCGAAAACGGTTCTGAGTTAGCGAAAGCTGGCAAAGCCATATCCGACTTCACCCTAAACAAAGACGCGGTTCAGAAAAAGGCAGCA